AGGCCAAGGCCTCGTTTAGTTTTTTATCGTCCATTCATTGATTCCAGAATTATTATATACGTTGTTATTTACCAACGTATATAATTTACTCTAACCAATTAAACAACAATGTACCAAGGAACAATTTGTGTTACAGTTGGGCGCGGAAGTTCCAGTGTTAAACCGTTTTCCGTAACTGTATTTGGGTGACTCATTGTAATGGACATTTGTGTAGTACCGTTTACCACACATCCAAGTCCCAAATGATCCAGTAAAGTACGCAAGACCACTTTGTCACCATCTATGTAGCCAAAAAGTTTTAAACGACTGGAAGCGTATCCGCCATATCCGCCATAGCCTCCGGCACCACCATAGCCACCGGCGCCACCATAGCCACCATAGCCACCATAGCCACCTGGACTACAGTTGTAGCCTCCGTATCCGCCATAGCCTCCGTATCCGCCATAGCCTCCGTATCCGCCATAGCCTCCGCCACCTCCAGCAGGGCTAGTGTATAGCAATTCATCATTTGGTGTCAGCTCAGAAAATCCTCGGGCTTGGGTAATACCTCGATTGTTTAAGCTTACAGTATCACCTACATTGAATTTCAGTGTACCCATGTCAATAAAGATATTACGCCAAATATTATAGCCAGCGCCATCGCCGCCAGTTGTGCTAAAAGATAAACGTATATCACCGCCTGCATTGAAGAAATGTCGAGCACTTTCGTATCCACCAAAATCTAACTCAACTGAATTGCTTAAAACAGTATGCCATGATTCAATGTCTCCACTGCTGTAATTACTGGCCAGTGTTGAAACGGTTGTTAAAGCAGGATCAACTTTGTTGCGATAATTCCTTGCGCCTTCTAATAAAGTGGTTGCTGTATTAAAAAACTCTGCTGTGATCTTATCTCCTTGAGAAACAATGACTAATTCTTGATCTGAGCTGTTTGTTCTTAGTGTACTAATGTTAATGCGGTTAACAAGTTCGTTTGTGTATTCAGATGTTACTATTTCTCCGCGTTCTACTGTCTGTACATGTGTGCCGCCCCAGCCCCAACGAATGTCATCTTGAACCAATGATTCATTGCTAGGACCTTCTCCAGCATGGGTATCGCCGTATAGCTCATTGATGTTATCTTTTAAGGTGTTAAAATATCTAGCAGTGATCAAGTCAGAACGACGGGTTCTTTCTAAAGCAACAGGCGCAACATATCCACAGTCGGCGCTGTCCTTTTCAAGAAGTGCCGTGTACTCGGGGCCGTTGGTTCCATCTGAATAATAACCCATTTTGTCAAAACCAACACAGGCTGTTCTTAACAATGTGCCAGCAGGTGGGGGTGGTACATATCCACATCGTGTATCATTGTTTGAATCTATATAGTAAGTGCCGCCTTCGCCGTCAGCCTTGACAATACGATATGTGTCAAAGCCTGGACCAGGTAAACATCCTTCACTGATAACTGTACCACGCGGTATGTTTTCTGCCAGTACTGTATAAGAGTCATCAGGACCAATATATGGTGTTCCAACTTCAGCTACTGCTCCGCCTGTGCTACTTGATAAAGTACTTCCATTAAGATTGAGTGCATTAGCAGGAAAGCTAATGCCATTAGTATCTGTTTGACCTGCTTGAATAGTATACGCAAACACTAATTTATTAGTGCCACTACCTGAAACATACACGGCTTGTACTGTTGTATTGCCAATGACCAGTGAAAGGGTAGGCGACCCATTGACCACTGTTGGTTCGCTCATTGTAACTGTTACTGTGATTACTGAGCCTGTATTAAGTACACTCATTGTGTGCCTCCTGTTACGTCGGTTATGGCAATATCAACAATTATTGGTGCTGTTGGTGGCGCGGCTGGTGCTGTGTTTTTATCCATGAAACCATATAAGTCAACTTGATCTGATATTGATGAGATAAGAACAAACAGTTCATCTACTGCTTCATTCAGTTTAACTTCTACTTCGGCTAATTCACTTTCTATCATATAAACGCCCAGCATGTCACCTTCGAGCGGCCAATTAAACGACCACTCTCTGATACTGCCAAGAATCAATCTGATAGAATCACTAACTGAAGCAGAAACTTGAGATTTTTTAATTTGAAACTGTGCCTGAGCACTTGCAGTACTTGCTCGCGAATACAATGTATCGTTGTCTGTGATTATAAGAGCATTGCTGGAAGATACCAATTTACCATCAGGCAAGGCCAGCATTGCCACGGTGCTTCCTACATAATTATCAACCAACTCATTGATGCTATCAATGGTGGCAACAAGTAAATTATCAATTAGATAATCTATTAAAACAGTTCTGTTAGTTACACCTCTAAAGCCAAAACCATAACCCACAGATACTATGTAGTCAGGTATGGCATCAATTTTGGCCAAAAGCTGTGGATTTGCAATAAAGCTGGCTTTGGTACCAGCGGAAATTTTAAGATTGTCAATAGTAATATCGCCAATCCAGCCTACAAATTGACCGCTTAGAACAAAGCTGGTAAAATCACCGTCTCTTGCTTCTTTGTAATTTATTTCTGTAATGCCAGTGCCCGGAACAAATCCGCATTGTGCGCTGTTAGGTGTATCTACATTGTAGGTCAGATGTGCGGGTCCGCCAACTGCTCTGACCTCACGATGCATATATGTACCCGGCACACATCCTTCGCTGATCAGCTGGTCCGCTGGTAAGTTTGGACCGGTTGTGAGATAAAATGTTGCTGAAATTTCTCTAGCCTGATTCATTTTTACTGTGATAGATGTTGCCATAGGATCTACAACTACTGTATTCAAGTCACCGAGCCAACCACCCCAGGCCGAATCGGCAGCGTTTGGTGTTGCTGTGAGAGTAACAGAAGTTTCTGATGTATAATCAAAATGCGTTCCCATTTGGTTAACATTGAAGCTGACGCCTACAGGATTGCTTGTTACTTGTCCGTTACCATCGCCGCTGTCACGGCGTACTGCTAACCTGTATGTTACTGGTGGTGGTAAATCAATTCGTGACGCTGTTCCTGTGCCTGTACCAGGGCCTGTTGCTGTAAATGTTGTGCCAATGGTGTTGTTAGCGGCTCCAATTGATGTGTAATCTGTTGTGCCAACAGAAGCAATAATATAACTTTCGCCTACTTTAAATGAGCCGGCAGCTATTTTAACTGGACCAGATCCAGTTGTATTCATATAAGCAATACGATTGGGTGCGCCATGCAAGGCCAGTCTTGCTGAATAGTTTGCCGAGCCTGGAATTGCATCACCTGCGCCCACTTTTGTCACAGGATCAAACGCAGTGGCTATCCTTAATTTTTTTGAGTTGTCAAATATTTGATCTTTGATTGAGTTGGCAACCACCCATGCTTTCATTGTTTCAGTGTTTGTTTTTGCCTTGATGTTGGGCAAAGGTTGTTGTTCAAGACGCAATGCAATCATGCCAGCCACCTGAGGCGCGGCAAACGAAGTGCCCCAATACAAATCCTGGAAGGCATTTGGTTCACCATGCTGGTATTGCGCCTTGGACTCCGAATCAGAATTGCCACTTGTAGCGGCTAGAATGTTTGCGCCTGCGGCCCAAACGTCAATTCTTGGACCCCTGTTGGAATAATCCCAAATACGGTCACCCCTTGGTACATCTTTACCTTCATCATATTTTGGTCCTGTTGTGTCATGTTGCGCCAGTGCGCCAACAACAATTGATCTAGGATCTATAGGACTTGCGCCTCGATTATAGAATACTCTGTGAGTTGTTGGCCAAGGTTGATCTGGAAGTACCGTTTTGTTAGAATAATTGCCTGTATAAAGTTCAAAATAGAAGTGGTTGTTCCAATCATGCGCTGAAGTGTAATTTTCCATACCACCAGTTGGAGAGAACTTTTCCATTACAAATCTGGTGTTTCCGGCAGACTGTACAACAATAATACCAGCGTCAATTACTTCGGCCAGCGCGGCATTGTATGCGTCAGTGGTGTAAGAAAGAGATGCTCTTTTGACAACTTCACTTTGACCTGGTATCAGATCTGGTCCCATTATTAGTCCCATGTTTTCGTAGTATACTCCTTTGGCATTGGCTGCTGGATGCTTGTCGTGGTTCCAGCCTGGGAAAACTGTTCCGCGCCAGCAGCC